GCACTCATCCCGACGATAGATCGATGTGAACGCTGTATTGAAAAGCACTACAAGGTGACAAAAACTGTTGACAGTATTTATTACCCTGGTGTGCTGGAAGAAATGGCACGACACTCGATTATGACGAAGGGCTATGGTTTCGCCATATTCAACGACTACGATGCTGCCCGAATCAGATTCGGAAAAGCTGGGGGAGCCGTGGATGGTGAAAGCACATACCAGATTGATGGTGACACCGTGACTGCTACAGTGGTCGGAAATTTTGAACCTTATGTTCATAAGTTCCTGAACACTGGCGGACACGAGTCTTGGAAGTACGTATTGAATAAGGAAAAGATCGTGATTCTGATGGAAGTGGTCGACGAAATCGTGAATAGAAATGTCCCGTACCGTATGGTTAGGGTCATGGCCTTTAGTAGCGATCAGTTGGCTTCAGTCGGGACAACTTTAGACAGTTGTTTTCCCAAAGTCCCCGGATTTACGAAGATATTTTTCGAATCGCAACCCGAAACAAAATCTCCTCCTGTATCCACTGTCGAAATATCAGTACAAACAGAGTCCACCGATGCGTCAGTTATAGCACCTCTTGTTGAGGCATTAGCTGAGAAGCTGTCGGAAGGAACGGCTGATGAAGACACGGATGTCCCCTGTGATATTGATGTAGTGGCGCCTATGAATCCAACCGTAGAAGTTGCGCTAGTGAGCAAATTGTCTAAAATTGAGTTTGACAAAGAGAAATATGCTCAAGCGCTAGAAGCCGCGAAGCACTACAATCAAAATCAGAAAGAGGTAGAATCGCTCAACAAAGCAGAGAAGGAGGTTAAGGCCATGTTTGATAGAATGTACACTGAGGTAGATTCTGGCCGAATTCATTATGAACATGCACTGCGAATTAAGGAGTATGCGAGTAAGAAAAATGTGCTACCCGACCAAATGCTACTAGATTATGAGAAAAGGAAGGAAGAAATTGTATCCCGACACACATACTGGAATGCCGTAGTGCGATCTCTAGCCACTCGAAACGAGAGATTATGGACTTCCACCGAAAAGAGCCCCTCCATTGATGGTTACATCACATACATCAATGTCACAGTTGCCACAGCAAAATGGTGGTCTTTCGGAATCAAGGTTGAAGATAAGGATGGAACTTACAGAGCTCCCTTGATTGATGTGATTGATGTCTACGCTAAGATTGGCGCGAAAGAAAATATGCAATCTTTGACTTACGTAGGCTGCCAAGTACAGAAAGAGTTAGCCGAAGAACGTGGAGCGGAAATACTTGATTTGCAAGAATCGGTTATTATCGCGTTCTTTATTAGAGCACAGCAGAAGCTTCGTCTTGTGAACTTCTGTAATTCTAGTGAGACGGTGAAGGCCGCCACTCAGAAGAAACCTACCAAATTTTAGGCCGAACCCAGCGATTTCTTAACCGGAATCGCAGTTGAGGGAGGGGACCCCGAATACGTCACCATGGCTAGTAGCTGTGTGAGAGATCCCAACAGATTGGTTGTTGATAAGGTTTGTCCTGTCATAAAGCCAAAGATTGTTGTGCGACCCGGATCCAGTTACGACATCAAGGATTGGCGTGAGCTCCCCTGTAAGTATGCAGACACACGGCATACGGTAGGTAGACAGATATTCCCCGTGCTCCATCACCCTGCTTTCAGATCTCCGACTTACGTACATGGATGTGATCGAACAAATGCTTCAGCCGCCCTTAGACATTGTTCAAATCAGGTTTTTCCTGATCCCAAGTTTATGGAAGGTTTGCTGACTTTGTGAAGAAAGAAACTGACAAACTGTACAAGATGATCGATCTAGAGGGTGATATGGTTATTGATATGGATAATTGGCTTACGAGATACAAATTGTCGTATGGAAAGAAGATGAGAGATGCCTTCGACATAGAAAACCGAACTCACAAAGTGAAAGGAAAAGAGGAGAATAAACAAAAGAAGCGCTTTGGATCATTCCCAAAGGGCGAGTTCCAACATACAACATGTCTACACTGCAACAAGGAAACAGAGGCTAACGACGTAAAGGAAAGGTGTATATGTTGTCCCGATGATGAAAAGAAAGTCATGGCGAATGCGGCAATGAACATGCTGGAATATTTCTTTGATAAACACTTAGAAGGATATTGCGGCCGCAAGAATTGGGAAGACATATGCGCAAAGATGGACAAAGATAGAGCTGAAAATCCGA